GGTGCTTTGACTGGTAATGCAACCACAGCAACAGCTCTTGCAACTGGTCGTAATTTCGGTATTACTTCTGGTCCTATCCGAGCAGCTAACGTTAGTTTTGACGGAAGTGGCAACGTTGCTTTAACTTCTTCTATTGCTGATGATCAACTTACTAATGATATGTTAGCAAATCCTGGCTATAGCTTTGGTGATGGAACAACTCCAGCAACTATCGAACTCGGTGCAGCTCTCGTATTCCAAGGCACAGCTAACGAATTAGAGGTTTCTCGCTCAAGTGGCACATATACATTCGGACTACCTTCAGCTGTAAGTGGTCTTTCTTCTGTAAGTGCAACAAGTCTTGTTGGTGCATTAACTGGTAATGCTTCATCTGCAACTGCTCTTGAGACTGCAAGAAACGTTGGAATCACTTCTGGTCCTGTTAGAGCTGCTAACGTATCATTCGACGGTACTGGTGCAGTGGCTTTAACTTCAACAATTGCTGATGATCAGATTACTAACGCAATGTTGGCAAACCCAGGTATCGAACTGAAATTGGCAGGATCTTCACAAGAAACAATCGAGCTTGGTGGCTTTATTGATATCGCAGGAACTTCTAATGAAATCGACGTTGCTTATAGCACTGGTGATAATAAATACACCTTTAGCTTACCTTCAACCATTTCAGCGGCAGTAAATGGCAATGCTTCTACAGCTTCTGCTCTTGCATCTGCAGTTAATGTTGGTATTACATCTGGTCCAGTTCGTGCAGCTAACGTAAGTTTCGATGGTTCAGGTGCAGTTGCTCTTACATCAACTATCGCTGATGACCAAATTACCAATGATATGCTTGCTAACCCAAGTCTTGGATTCGGCGATGGCGGAACTCCTGCTAATCACGAGCTTGGTAAAGCAGTAACTATTCAAGGAACTTCAAATGAGGTAGAATGCTCTGTTTCACACGGTGCTGGCGGACCAACCTTTACTATTGGTCTTCCTTCAACAATCACAGCAGCAGTAAGTGGCAACGCTTCTACAGCATCTGCTTTAAATACTGCTCAGAATATCGGAATCACTTCAGGACCTGTTAGAGCAGCAAATATTAGTTTTGATGGATCTGGAGCGGTTGGACTTACTTCATCTATCGCAGACGACCAAATCACTAATGCAATGCTTGCTAATCCGGGTATTGAGCTTAAACTCGCTGGGTCTTCACAGGAGACTATTGAGTTAGGTAGCTTTATTGATATCGCTGGCACATCAAACGAGATTGATGTTGCTTATAGCACAGGTGATAACAAATATACTTTCAGTCTTCCTTCAACTATTTCTGCTGCTGTTAATGGTAATGCTTCTACAGCTACAGCATTGGCTTCTGGACAAAACATCGGAATTACATCTGGTCCAGTAAGAGCTGCTAATATCAGTTTTGATGGCTCAGGCGCTGTTGCTCTTACTTCAACAATTGCTGATGAAGCTATCACTAACGATATGCTTGCTAACGATGCAATTACTTTCGCAGGTGGCAGTGGTTCAACAGCTCTACAACTTGGTGATACCTTTACCATTAACGGAACTTCTGATGAGATTGAAACTGCAGTTTCTGGTGATGCAATTACTATCGGTCTTCCTAATGATATTACAATCGGTAATGACTTGGACGTTGGTGGTGATATTCAAACAACTGGTAACGTTGTTGTTGGTGGTAACTTAACTGCTGCAGCTGCTACAGTAACTCTCGGTGATACACTCTTAGAGCTTGGTGTAAATAATACTTCAGCTAAGGACCACGGATTCTATTCACAAAGAGCTGATAACTCATTCTGTGGATTCTTCTTCGACGAGACTGATGATAAATTCAAGGTATTTACACACGATACAGAGCCTTCAAACGACGTTGTTGCAGTAAGTGGAAACTTTGCTAAGGGTAATCTGGATGTTGGTGCTGTTGAAGTAACAAGCCTTGATTCAAGTGGTCTTGTTGCTGGTGAGCTTCGTATGGAAGGTTCTGCTCCTTCAAGTGGATCTGATACAGGAACAGCTGGTGATATGAGATTTGACAGTGCTAACCTTTACGTTTGCGTTGCTACAAATACTTGGAAATCAGTAGGACTAACTGGACTATAAGATTTAGGAGATTAGGCTTAGGTTTAATCTCTTTTTTCGTATCTATGTTTTATCATAGATTTAGTTGCAGTAAAACAGAGTTTAATGTAGATACCCTATTTGTAATAGGTGGAGCCATTTAAGGCAAGTCCCCCGTGGTGGGCGGGGGAAGCAGACAGTAAAGATATACAGAAAGCTAAAAAAAACAATGGATTCACATATAGCATTATCTTTAGGATCACTATTATCAGCAATTACATTGTTTTTTGCTTGGCATAAGGATGCTAAAGAGACAGCACAGAAGATACAAAAACTTGAGACGCAGGTTGAGATGTTTTCTGAAACGAAACGAGAGTTAGAATCTGTTAAAGAAGAAATTTCGTATATCAAACAAACATTAGTTAGAGTTGATACAAAACTCGATACTCTTCTTAGCAAATAATAACACTTAAGGATTTTTGAGATGACGCAAAAACAGTTAAATATACTTTCAGAGATTAGAGCAGACGTTAGACACTGTTCTAAACTAACACAAAATATTATTGACACGCTTGAAGCGTATCTCAAGAAGTCTAAAAAAATTGACGATTCTGCTAAAACAAAGTCTTCAAAAGATATATAATATAAATACTGAGGAGATTTTAAGATGGCAAAGTGGTATGAATATATTTTACCTTCAGCTTTTACTAAAAGTAATGATATAGAAAAAAATGCACTAATACAAAGCATTGCTGAAGATGACGTAATTGATGGTAATTCATTATTAGAAGATTTAGCCAAAGAAGCAAAAACTTATCAAATCGATCCTATGGATCATTCAAACGCATATATGATGCAATCTCTTGAATATAATGATAAGAAATATTACTTCGAAGCTGAAAATGAAAGTGCTTTAAATAATACTGCTTTAGAAAATATGTCTAAACACCATATTATCGGAGCAATTATAGGAAGCAGATGTAATCAAGTAGCTGAGTTTGCTCATCCCACAGATGACGAAGACTTAGGTTATAAGATTATATTAAAAGACGTAGATGCAGAAATTACTGATGATGATAAAAAGAATATTAAGGCATTAGAAAGTTTCATTTCAAATTGTGGCACAAGTATTTCAGACTATGAGCTTACATTTGAAAGCTTTTTACGACAAATAGTTAGAGATAGTTTAATTTATGATCAATGTTGTTTTGAGATAGTTAAAAATAGAAAAGGAGAAATCACAGGATTCATACCTGTTGATGCTTCTACTATCAGAAGAGCAGCTTTATCTAAAGAAGAAATACAAATAGGTAGAAGAAACAAAGATAATCCTTCATATGTTCAGGTATTAAACAATAAAATTGTTGCTGAGTTTATGCAGGAAGACTTATGTTTTGGTGTTAGACGACCCACGACTAATATATCTAAGCGTGGATATGGCAATTCAGAGTTGCAAGACTTATATCAAACTCTTAGCAATTTATTTAATGCTGAAACGTTTAATGCTTCAAACTTTACTAATGGGATTAATACAAACGGTATCATTGCTATTAAAAGCAAGATGAATCCTAAGTTATTTAGAAGTTTTAGAAGAGAATTCTATCAAATGTTAAATGGAGTTGCTAACGCAAAAAGAACTCCTCTTATTCAATTAGACCCTGAAGAGAATGAAAGCATATCATCTATCAATCTTCAGTCTTCAAATCGTGAGATGGAATATAATAATTGGATAAATTACCTAATAAAGATAACTTGTGGTATATACCAGATTGACCCTGCTGAAATAGGATTTATTTTTGGCACAGAATCACAAAGCTCATCATTATTCGGAACAGATCCATCCGCACGTGTTTTAATGGGTAAAGAAAAAGGTCTAAGACCACTTATTCGTTCTTTACAAACTTGGGTAAATAGATACATAATTGACCAGATAGATGATAGATATAAATTAGTATTTACTGGATTAGATAGTGTTTCAGCATTAGATAAGATAAAACTTGAAGAACATCGTATGAAATATATGACGATGAACGAAATAAGAGTTAAACACGATTTACCTGAACTTGATGATGGTGATATTATCGCAGCTTATTACGATAAGATTAAAAACACTGTTATTAAAGAAGAAGGTGTATTGGTTGCTGAAGAATATGGTGATGATGATAACGAAGTAGGATTAGAAATTGCTGTAGAAGAAGCACAAGAACGTGAAGATGGTGAGGATACATCTAAGGATATCGACGTTGAATCTGTTAAATCAGAAGACGAAGATATGGATAAATACATTGCCGAACTTGAAAAAGCTCGCAGTGAATCAATTATACCTCCTCAATATATTGCTGATAATGCACAAAAAGCATTGGATGCTAAAGAGAAATATAATTTAGAAGATTACGGAACACCGGTAGGATGGAAAAGAGCAAGACAATTAGCTAATAGAGAAGTAATATCATACGAAACAGTAAAACGTATGTATAGTTTCTTAAAAAGACACCAACAGAATGCTGAAATAGGTGAGGGTAAAAAGTGGTATGAGGATAAAGGTTATGTTATGTATTTAGCGTGGGGTGGTGAAGAAGCTATTAAATGGTGTGAATCTATAATCGAACGTGAAGAATCAAAAGAATAATTTATAAATAAGTGGAGAGATTTATGACACAACAACAATATGACGATTTACAAAAACAAATAGATTTGTGGGTATCACTATCTGATAAACAAACAGATAAAGTATATCCTTCAGAATATAACAACAATCAATATACAAATACCTTACCTATTAGCTATACAAGTAGGAATCAAAAATGAGTTTTTTAGAATTATTAGAAAAAAGTAGATTAGCAGCTAAGGCTGAAATACAAAAGGCTAAAGTTGATTTTGACGGCGATGGTGAAGAACATCCTTCAGACTATTTCGAAGGTTTAGATGAAGAAACAGCACGTCTTCGTGAAAAAGAAATGGAAAGACGTCGTAAAATATATCAAGAAACAGGCAAACCAGTTTATGGTCCTTTACCCGGTGATGAAGACTTTGATAAACAAGAACAAAATAAAGGCACTAAGTCTAAGAAAGCTGACGAAGTAAGAGAAGAGATTAAAAAGCCTGGCAAAGATGAATTTATTAGAGCTGCAAGTAAAGTAAGTGGAGTTTCTAAGAAGATTATTGAAGAAGTTTATGATAAGGGATTAGCAGCATATGCCACTTCAGGACATAGACCGGGACAAACACCACAGTCCTGGGCTCGTGCAAGAGTCTATGCATTCTTATTTGATTCAAAAAGCGGTGCTCGTAAAGCAGATCAACACCTTTGGGATAAGCATTTAGAAGATAAAAAAGATAAGTCAGTTAAAAAGACACAAGAAACTAATAATAATATACCTAAAGACGATAAAGATTTAACAGACAACAACGTAGATACTTTAAAAAAAACAATTACGTTAGGTGATTTAATAATAATGGAAAGCAAAGCAGCAATAAAAAGCTCAAAGGTATTAAAAAATATAAACGCTGCTAAAAGATTGGCCAATAAATTATCAGTAGGCCATATAACACACTCTGAGCTTCAAAAATGTTTTAAAATGCAAGAAAGATTTACGCATCCTAAAAACATAAACTACAAACTTGTAGGCGGAGAGCCAATGGCACATTTAAAACAGCTTTTAAATAAAGGAATAGACTTAAATGTTGCGTTAAATACACAATATCAGGAGAACAAAGATGAGTAAGTTAGACGTTTTCTCATCATTTCAGCCTTTAAACCTTGATTTATCCAAAGCTGATGATGATAAAGATACTATTGAAATAGAAGGTATCGCTACAACTGAACACGAAGACACTGCAGGTGAAATAATCCTTCAGGACGGTTTAGATTGGAGCTATTGCCTAAAGAATGGAAGTTTTAACTACGACCATTCAAATGAACCTAAATTTATTATGGGAGCACCTCAATCAGTTAAAAAGCTTGTTCATAATGGCAAGCCAGCAACTTCTATTAAAGGTGTGCTTTATGCTCGTAAGCAAATTGTGCAAGATCTTGTAGAAAATTATAAAGCAATGAAGAGTGCAGGTGATATTAGACAATTAGGTTTTTCAATTGAAGGACAAGTTCTTACAAGAGATAACAAAGCACCTCATATCATAACAAGAGCACGCGTTCTTAATGTTTCATTAACACATAATCCTTGTAATACAGAAGCAACTGTAGCAATGGTAAAAAATATCTTAGCAACTATAGAGAAAGAGGAAGAAATGGTAAAAAGTGAATATGATGACCAACCTATGAGTTATCGTCAAGCTGAGCAGCTTAAAGAATATTCTGACAAACTATGTTTATTGTTGGATTCAATGGGTGAAGATGCAGATTTACCTGAATGGGTTCAGAGTAAAATTACTAAAGCATTAGACTATGTTCAGTCATCATACCATTATCTTGAAAGTGAAGATAAAAAAGAGAAAGAAGAATTAATGGATAAAGCAGAGATTAAATACGAAGATGGTGAAAGTCCTGAAAGCAAAGCAAAGAAACTTCTTGATATTCACCCTGAATTAGGTGATGAAGAGATTATGGCAGAAATACATAGACTTCTTAGTAAAAAATATTCTGATGAAGAAATGGATAAAATGGATTCAAAACAACTAATTGAATACATCAGATTCCTTGAAGGTCTTAAAAAAGAATATATGGATTATGATAGCGGTTGCGATGACTGTGAAGACTGTGAAGGTGATTGTGCTGATTGTCCTAAATGCCGTGAAAGAATGGAAATGGATAAACAAACAGATTACTCTCCCATTCAGCCTGAATCACTCGAAGGTGGTGAGTTAGCTTCTGAAGGTATGAACATTGGTTATGAAGATGATATGGTCGAAGATTTAGATTTAGAAGACCAAGAAGACGTCTTATCTCGTGAAGATCTTAAGGCTCTTATCATTGAAATGCTTAAAATGGGATTGCCTATTGAAAAGATATTAGAAAAGATTAAAGAATATAGCAAATAAGCAATACAGAATGCTTCTGTTTTAATCCTTACAGGATTTTAATAGGTTTATATAAAAATAAATTAAAAATATTTCTAATAAAATATTAAAAGAAACTTAAAAAACTTAACATTTATTGAGTTCTTGTTATAATTACGACATCTAAACTAATATTCTAATAACTTTTTTTTAAAAAAGGTCAGGAAACAGATATATAATAATGTAGAGGACAGCACTTATGCTGAGAATGTTTTTATTGATTGAGCAATAGAAGTGTATTTTATTTGCGCAAAAGATTAAACAACGTTCATTACCCTTTTATGCTATTAGCTATTGTAAAAATAAAACACAGGAGAACTTATGTTAGAGAACACTAATAAAGTAGAAGAGATTCTCAACGAAATCAAAGAGAATCTTGAAGTCGAAAACAAAGTTTCCTCAGAGATAGCAAAATCAGCGGATGGTTTAATTGCAGCACAACTTGAAAAATTCGAAGTGTTGTCGAAATCTGTTGATGCAGTTTCTGAGAAACTTGATAACATTTTGAATACTATTTCAGAACTTAACATTCCATCACAGGATGAGATTGAAAAAGCAATCGAAGTTAAAGCTGAAGAGTTGAATAAGACTGTTGAAGAAAAAGATGCAGAGCACAAGGTCGAAATCGAAGAACTTTCTAAGAAGGTTGAAGAGCTTGAGAACGAGCCTGTAGTCAAATCAGCAGTTGTTGTTGTAGAAACAGTTGAAGAGGAAGTTGTTGAAACTCCTGCTCCAACACGTAATGAACTAATCAAAAAAGCTATGGCAGAGCTCCCAACTGCCGATATGAACAGAAAAAGCCAGCTATTCAAAGCGATTAGTCGTTTAGAGGCAGGCGTATCAATTGATAAAATAAACTTTTAAGGAGAAACATATATGTTACCTAATATCAATGAAAATGTAACAATCAATGAATTGACCCGTCTAAACGATTCACTACGTAAGAATAGCCAAGTTGGTTATCAAAGCAACTCAATGGGCTCTGGCTCACTTGCTCCTATCGTAGCTCAATCAATCGAAGGAACTTTAGCTTCTGCAGCTCACACTATGCGTGATTTGGCTCTTTGGCCTATGCTTCCTAAAATTCAGGCAAGCAACACTCTTCACGAGTATGCTGTAATCTCACAACACGGTGAGGATCTTGACCCATTCATCGCTGAAGGTGGTGGTAGTGATTTCGGTGCATCTGCAAGTCAGTATGAAAGAAAATCTGTAAAGATTAAATATATGGCAGAGAAAAGAAGCATTTCTGATGTTTCTACTCTTGTTGGAATCGTTGGTCCTAACGCTGACGCACTTGCTGAAGAGACTGAGCGCGGCACAATGAGCCTTCTTCGTAAGATGGAAGTTCAGCTTTTCCACGGTGATGAAGATGTTAATGAGCTTGCATTCGACGGTGTTCTTAAGCAAATCGAAAGAGACCTTAGCTCTACTCGTAATCCTTTCCAATTCGGTAAGAAATTCAGTGGCAACCAAGAAGACCTCCAAGGTTCTTCTTTAACTGGTAGCAAACTTCACGAAGTTCTTGGTGAGCTTTATAGCGCTCCTCGTTTTGGTAGCCCAGACGCTATCTTTATGTCTCCTAAAGCTTACAGTAAATTGATTGCTGATTCAGCTGCAAACGGTCGCCACGATTCTATGGTTCTTGTTAATCAAGGAGACCAAGGCGTTCATACTCTTGGCGCTGGTCCTCGTATCCACATTATGGGACCTATGGGACCTGTACCTGTAGTTGCTGCTCCATTTATCAGTCGTCGTCTTGCTCCACCAAGTGTTGCATCTGCTGGTGCTGATATCACTGCTGCTGGTGCTCCTATTACAACTGAAGACGTGCGAAGCGCGGCTCAATTCTTAGGTGCTGAAGCTGTATTCGGAACTGAAAATGGTTGGGATGCAACTGGCACTGGCGCTGGACACGATGGTGATTTCCGCTATGTATTCGTTCCTGTAAATAAGAAAGGCTACGGAGCTCCTATCATTTCATCTGTTGTAGCTGCTCACGATGATGCGATTCCTCGTTTCAATCTTGCTGCACTTCAAACTGGCACTGCTCTTTATGTTCGTGTTTATCGCGCTGCTAAGGGTGCTGCTGCTTCTGATAGTGAAGTTCTTAAGGCTGCACAACTTATCGGTGAAGTTAAGGCTTCTGAGATTATCGGTAATGATTGGTATGATGCAGGATTTGAGAGACTTGACTGTGATTCAGTTCTTATCTCACAAATGGATCCTCAGTGTATCGAATTTGCTCGTCTTCTTGATTTCATCCGTCGTCCTTTGGCAAACGTTGGCGCTGCTCAACAGTTCCTTTTGATGATGTTTGGTGCTCCTTCAGTAAAGGTTGCTCGCAAGAACTTCGTACTAAGAAACGTAAGCAAATAAAACATATAGGTATGCTTAGCTCGGGAGATAAAGCAGCCTAAACTTTTATGTTTATTTCATTCAAAAACAAGATGAATTTCTTTTTTTAGGCCTCAACGGATGTTTCTCTCCCCATTCGACGAGGCTATTTTTTTATCGACATCTATA